TTATATAACTATAAGATGCGTAAGGAGGAAATACAATGGCAAGAGGTCGAGGGGAACTAACCCCACATGAATTAGCTCAGATGAAAGTAATATCTGAAAATATAAATAATCTGCTACGTATTAACAAATGTAAGCAAGTAGATTTATCAAAAGCAACTGGTATCCCACCTAGTACTTTAACAGGATATATCAAAGGAAGATCATTGCCGATTCCTGGAAATATAGAAAAGATTGCTAATTTCTTTAATGTAAATAAGTCTGAAATCGACCCTCGATTTTCTGATTATTCTATAGAATCTAGCACTTCTACAGAGTATTACATTGACCCAGCAGTCAACGCCAAAGCAGAATATGCAAGAACACAAGAGGGTATCTTATTAGATGCTGCTAAGGACTTAAGCGATGAAGACTTAGATTATGTGGTTGATTTGGTAAAACGATTAAGGGGGAAATAATCATTTATAACATAACGATCATCTACCACGACTTGCCAAGCTCCATCAATGCTACACTATGCACGAGTGAGGATACAGATTGTTACACCATATTAGTTAATAAGAACAAGCCTATTGATGTATTAAGAGAGAGCATCGCCCACGAGGTGTGCCACATCATGGAAGGACATTTTACGCAAGACATGCATGCAGGGCTAATAGAATCCCTCTTGCATGGAAATGAAGCTGATTTCAACCATGAAGAAGTGAACTTTTACTATCAGTTCATTGATTGAGTTCTTTCCAAGATGGAAATAGCTCAATTACTCGAATTTGTTGACCTCAACAAATTAGAAAAAAATCAAGTTCTAAAATCGCATAAAAAATACCTCTCCAGCGCCAACTGGAGAGGTAAATTCTGAACATACCTAAAGGGTGGTACATCCACATATATTCAATACATATATTGTACCACTTTTTAGGTGTATTTGCTACACATGAAAGGTGGTTATTTTTATGGCGTTGAAACGCTCTAACGGATCGGGATCCGTTTACAAGATGAAACATAAGAAATTACGCAAGCCATTCCGTGCCGTCATCACGACTGGATGGACGGATGAAGGTAAGCCAATTCGTAAAACTCTAGGCACATATGCCAGCCAAAAGGAAGCCTACGAGGCATTGGCTCTATTCTCCAATGACCCTAGTGCACTAGAGAAAAAACAAGTGATTACCGTTGAGCAGTGCTTTCAATGGTATTTTGAAGAAGCCGAGCGCATGGGGCTTTCAGTAGGTCGGATAGAGGTAATTAATGCTGTTAAAAAGATGATGAAACCCATTCTACCAATGGATATCACGGCGCTAAGAACAGCTCATGTACAACCATATTTTGATAATTTTACATATAGTAAATCATATCAAGAGGTTATAAAATCGACATTAATTAAAACTTGCAATATAGCCATTAAAAATGAAGTGCTCGTTAAAAATTACATGAAAGATATTATTATCAGCAAGAATGCTACATCTATTAAGAAGGCCACTCCCTTCCGTGAAGAAGATATTCACAAATTATGGTTACACCAGGATGAGCAAATTGTAAAAATTGTGCTGATTTACATTTATACTGGAGTTCGGTTAAGTGAACTTTTATCCATGAAAGTAAATGATATTCACCTAAAAGAACGGTACATGGTAGGTGGTTCAAAGACCGATGCAGGGCGTGACCGAATCATACCTATTGCTGAATGCATCGCTCCATTCATCCAGGAGTTATACGCCACAGCTAAATTTAAGCGCTCAATATGCTTAATGGATGGCATTATTGGACAAGATGGATATAGAAGAAAATTGACCGAAATATGTGAGCGATTGGGGATGGATAGGCGCAAGCCACATGATACTCGCCATACGTTTATAACATTATGTAGCGATTACAGTATCCCCGAAATTATCATCAAAAACATCGTAGGGCATTCTACACAGAATAATATCACTCAGGGAGTTTATACTCATAAAACAATTGATCAGTATATCGATGCCGTGAATAAACTTCCGTTCGGTGATAGTCTCCAAAAGGTTGAGCAACGGTTGAGCAACCGTCTAGAAAATGCGTAAAATTAGAGCAAATCAAAAATTAGAAACCCCCGTAAACACGCACAGTTACGGGGGCTCTAAATTTATGTAATTATAACCACTGTATAGTTGAATGTTCCGATTAACCATTGATATTATCACATTCTCATTGATATAGGTTGAGCAACGGTTGAGCAACCGCAAATAAATTAGAAGCAATTAGAGTGGATTTATATTATTTAATACTAAATATAAATAAGCCTACCAACCTATTACAGTCGGTAGGCTTTTAAACTATTTACATTTCTCTTCACCATATAGCCGTGACATGCCAGCTACTGTAACTAACCACGATTTACCCGATTTACGACATTCCTCATCAGTAAACTGCTTATTAGCATATCGCTTTAAACAACATTGTTTGATAGAGTCCGCAGGAATCCCCCAACGTTCTCCAGCTTCTTGTGTAGTCATTACATCTTCTAGTTTCATTACAGCACTCCTAATACGATTAGTAACGTGTAAGCAGACAACACAAATGCTGTTACACTAATTATTAAAGTCAACCTTGAAATCATATGCATTCCATTGATATAATAGTATGGAAGATGTGGGGCTCTTTCGAGCCCCTGTGGTTACCTATTTAACAGTTCTATTACCGCAATCGCTAGTTGGATAAACGCTGTTATGATTGGTAGCCACTTTTTTATTTTCTTCCTATACCGTTTCAACGGTTTCACCTCCTTCCTTATGTATATATTATAACACGTTTTCGTGTTATTTGCAAGTATTTTATTAACAAAAAAAGCCTATCAACCCTGATATATCAGCGGTTGATAGGCTTTCCTAGTATATAAAATTTTATTTTACAGCTAATCCAACAATTAATAATCCACTAATCAGCACCCACGTGTTGCGTTGGCGATGTAGGCGCTCTTCCGTCTCCTTGTTCTTCTTGATGTCTTTGTTCAACATCTCTAATGAGTTCTGCATTTCTTGCAAGGAGTGCTTCTGCCTCATCAAGTCGACTTGTGCCTTCCTTAACTCGTTCGCTTGCTCGTTGTTGATACTCTTGAGCTCGGATAATTCGATCGCTTGCTTGTTGATTAAGCTGTGTACTTCGCTCAACGGAATCCGTGACATCCTTATTAATGTCAAGGCTTTCTCGTTGTTGGCCTTTAGCTCGTTCCAAGTGCTCAACGGTACTTGAATTGTCGCTTGATCCGCCGTAGATAATCCAGCAGCACAAGCAGGCAACGCCTGCCATGATAAGGTAAGTAACCCAAGAATAGCGATCAATGTAACTTTTAAATCTCTCATACATCACGCAACCTCGTAATCAGTAATGCCACGTGCAATAGCTCTAACAATCTTATCTAGGTCATTATTTAAAAGTTGTAGGTCTTCATTATTATCGATGAAGGCCATTTCAACAAGAACTGCGACCGCATCAGTGGCTCCTAACACGTATAGGCCACCTGGAGGTGGTGGCTTAACACCTCTATCTGTTGTATTAACGCTCCTAACGATCTGGCTTTGAATGTAATTTGCCAATCTTTGGCCATTAAAAGATTTGTAGTAAGTTTCCGTTCCTACCGCCAATTTTGATTGCGATGCGTTGCAATGCAGGGAGACAAACACATCTGCTCCCCATTCGTTCGACTCATCGCACACCATTACTAAATTGTCATCTTGCATAATGCGAACCTCGCACCCTGCATTGGTTAAATAATCCGCTAACATCTCGCCAGCTTCTCTAACAACATCACACTCCTGTGTTCCGTAAGTAGGGTTTACCGCCCCGCTATCTACCCTAGGGTCGTGCCCTGGGTTAATAAAAACCTTCATCGTTTATCCTCCTTTTCTAATGAATCAGGGACTCCGTCCCCATCTTTGTCCACCCATAGCGCCAAGAACCCTACGAGGGCTGTTAACACGCTAGGTATGAATATGTGGTCGATTATATTAATACCGACCGTAATCAGCTTACCTAGGTCATCTGATACGTGGCCTTTAGTGAATGCAAGCACGTATTCAACAACTACTAGCAAGATAGGCACTAGCATAACTAATACAAGTAGCCGTGTAGCAAGCACCCCCGTAGGGTGGATGTTGGCAATTCGGATGTTTTGATATACATCCTTAGCCTTATTGATTAGTGCAGTTTTGTTTAACACGATTATCACATCCTCTTTCTCTTAACTCATCAATTCTGTAATGTGCTGATTTGACTGATGCTTTCAGTGTCGCTTGCTCCTTTGTCAGAAACACCATCTGCTCTTGTGTTTCCTTGATTGTTTCCTTTAGGTCTCTTGTGCTCTCTGTTAGATGTTGCATGGCTTGCGTATTCATCTTAACCGTATTCTCTGCGGTTGCTCCCTGAATTTCAAGCCTTTTTTGCAACTCGTCCTGTTTGAGCAAAAAATCGTTTTTGACTTTCTGTAATTCCATTTCTCGCTCGGTTGATACCTTTGAATCGTAGAGCCACACGACCATCTTAGCGATAGCAAATACACCGCTAATGAGCGTGACCAATTCTAGTGTAGTGTAATTCATTGCTTTTCCTTTCTTACAATGTCTCTAAGGGGTGAGCCCTTAGCCACTCATCTAACATGTCGCATGATACGACGTGGTATTTATTGTCGCTCGCACTCCATTTATAGATGATTGTTCTCGTCCTTGCCAAATCAGCCTCAAGTTTAGCCCATTCAGAGCCTAATTTCTTCGAGTTGGCTTTATCCTCTGCGTTGAAACTGATATTTGAGACATTAATTTTATTGCTAAAGCTCGAAGCCCATGTGAATACTAGGTATTTCGGATTTGTTTTAAACGGGGTTGCAGCCAATTTTCCGTTGTAAGCAAGCGCGTAATTCCCTACATTACTTACCTTGAGAACTTTAATATTTCCATTGTAAGTAATATTCGCATTTGTTGCGGCATTAATCCCACAAGCTTGGGTATATCTTCCTGGGTATAATTCTTTTGCTTTATTAGCAATCAATTTATTTAGCGTGTTATAACTTAGCGTGAAATCCAGTATTCCATAATCATTGTTGTCAACAATCGTCTTCCAATAGAAGGCATACTCCGTATTCCTCGACGGTTCGTCCGTGACAACTATATTTTTTTGTTTATCCTCCTTTATCGCCTCTAAATATAATACGACCTTCGGCGTCAATTCCGCTCCGTAATAATCACAAATTTGGTAGGCGAACTCGTTTGGATTGTAGATGTTAGCGCTACTTTTTAAAATCTCTGATTTTACTACGCCGTTTTGAATGTAATCAATTTTAACATTCATATATGTTGGAGGGGAAACTGTTACATAATAATCATTTCGTTTAACTACGTCTTCCCACGATATAGGAGCGATAATATACGGTGTTGACTGATTGAGTAGTATAACTCTACTTGCATAGGCTTTGAACTGTTCCAAATTCTGTTCGCCCGTTCCGCCCAAGAACGGGATGTGATTACCTATTAAGACTTTAACGACCTCTTGTGCAAATGAACCACTAACCGTATTTTCACTAGGTGTCGGCGATGGCCCTCCGCCACCGCCTTTTAATCCTTCTGCAATTCCGTTAAGTGCTTGCACAACCTTATCAAAATCTGCTTTATCAGCTTTGTCAGCCTTTAAGCCCTTCACATCCGTTCTAATTTTCCCCACCAAGTTTTCAATCGATTCAATTATATTCATTTTTCTTCCTTAGCTATTTAACTCTTTTTCATAGATACTAACGAAGTCTACGTCGTTAAGCCCTAATGAATCAAGTACATTTTGTTGTTGTTGTTCAGTTAGATGCTGTACTTCATCGAATCTTAGTCGATTGTTAATTGATGTAGCAATTGCAGAGGCACCTGACTTATCGCTTTCGATATAATCGGAAATTTCTTTGAGTGTATCATAAGCTGTAGGTGCGCCACCCACTACTTTGGCTATTTCGGCATTAATTGTTGGCGCCATCAATGTCGGAATCTGATTCTTTAATGAATCTACGGACTCGTTCACTTTACGTGCAATTGTCCCCTCATCGACTGTAGGTGCAGGCGCACTTTCTAAGGCCAATATACGCCCTTTAATACGATTAACATCTCTTGCAATTATCTTCAATACTAAAATAACTCTTTCAGTAAACTTCATCTTAATTTCCCCTTTCTAATAGGTAGATTAATACTAAATCTACATCATCTGTAGGATTTTGATAACATTCTTCCCCCTTATTTGACGGCGATGTACTACCCTCGTTTTTTTTGAGAGAAGAATCATCACGGATTCGCACGACATCCATCAAAGTGTCATCATCATGTACTTTAATCAGCATTTAATCTCCCCCTATCTGATACGCTAGCTTTGACAAGAATGTAACCTTTTAAAAGTTTTGACTTTGGCTTGCCATCTTCATATCTGAATACGTCATATACGTAACGCCCTGGAGTGATGTTGCCTCCCAACGTTAACTTAAAAGTGCTTTTGACATCTATATCTGTATTCTCTAGTTGAATAACCTCGAATTTAGCTACAATATTATCATCGGTGGCACTTGATCTCACCACCGCAAATATATCGCTAGCGCTAACTTCCTTGCTGTACTCAAGTATAATCATATGGGGAACGCCACTTTCCATCACGAAATTATGCGTTTGAATTTCCATTCGGCTTTCCTTCTTCTTGGTTAGTCTCATTATTCACATCATCCAAGGCATCTAGGATAATGTTTTGGACGCAATCTTCTACAGGGCAACGGCCACTCTCTAATAACACTGAACCGCACCATTCACAATATTTCTCATGCATAGCCCATTCCTCCTATTTTAACTCACGAATTTTCTTAACCAAATCAATATCCACTGCTTTGAAAGCCTTCACCAAATCATCAGTAGGCAAGCCTTTTAATTGACGTACTGCAAATGCATCCTTGATGCGGTCACGTTCCGCCTCGGCTTCCTTCTTTAATACTTCGATTTTGTCCTTCTTGGTTGGCTCAACGACTTCCATCTCTGGTTCTGTGAATGCGCCATTAGTGTAGACCTTTCCGTTAATGAATTGGTCTTGCATATCTTGGCCACCAACTAGGTAAGAACTTTCAGGATATTCTTTCTTAGCTAATTCAAGACATTCTTCTTCGGTCTCTGCATGTACACCGATTAATAGGGATGTGATTCTCATCCCCTTTTGGTCTAAAATAAATACGTACTTATTTTCCATTTCTTTATTCTCCTTTCAACGAGGTAATTCCAAATGAAATTAATTCAAAAGATAAAGGGCGCAACTAAGCGCCCTTATGTTGTTTATTCGGTCGTAGGATATTTCTCTTCCTACGATGAAGCGGTTGATGCACTCAACCAAAACCGTCAATCTCTAACACTACAGCAAGTCTACGATATGTGGCTGCCATCACATGCTAAGAGTGTTAGCACTAACACCTTAAATAACTACGGTTCAGCATTTGCGCACCTGGTTAGCATTCATAATGTATCAATGAGTGATATCACTTACTTACAACTACAATCCATAATTGACCACATGCTTAGTACTGGACTTTCTTACAGTTCTTGCAAGAAGGCCCGCACATTGATTAGCCAATTATTCGACTACGCCATCATCAATGGGTGGTGCAGCACTAACTATGCCAAGTTTTTGAACCTTGGACATAACAAACCAGTGCGACCTCATAAGCCATTCACCACCCAATCCATCAACCGCTTATGGCGGTTAGAATCACCACTTCATGATATCCCCTTGGTTTTGCTTTACACTGGCATGCGTGCCTCCGAACTCATCAACCTAAAGGCTCGTGACGTCAATCGCAAGCAACGCACGCTTCGCATTACATCGGCTAAAACTAAATCAGGCATCCGAACAATTCCCATTCACGATCGAATATGGCCTATCATCGAGCGTAGGCTTGATGCGTTCTATATCATTCAGGAATGCCGTACCTATTCATCTCTAAGTAGAGAATTTGACAAAGCAATGAAAGCCATTAATGCTAAACATACCACCCATGACTGCCGTCATACCTTCGCTACACGCCTTGATAATGAAGGTGCCAACTACAATGCCAAGCGATTGCTGCTTGGCCATGCTAGTGGCAACGTTACCGATGGAGTTTATACACATAAGTCCCTGGGGCAATTACGTAAGGCAATACGTCTTCTTAAATGACCAAGGGGGAAAATTTACCTCCGAAATTGCATCTATATCATTTCCTATTCGCTTTTCCAAAGTATTGGTAGTGATTCCTATGATGCTAGATGAGCCAAATTCATGGCATGAGATGACGATTAGACCAAAGGCAATCACGACAAGCACGTTTAAAATTGTAAGCGGTAGTAATAATACTAACTATCCTAAATCTAGAAATAACGGATGTTGGATCGCTTTTGGGATTTAATCACCAAGGGGGAACTAATACTGTAATTACTGAACAACGGAGTTCAATTACATTGCCTATCCAATCAAAAGTGTTAGCTGTGAATGCTACAGTCAAAGTAGATAGAAATAATCCTCAAGGGATTAATGGTGTATCGATTTATACAGATATTCACGAAAATAGGAATATTTATATCACAGCTGACGTAGACGACGGTGATGAGGTTAACAAAAATATAAAAGTGTGGTGGATAGCTATTGGAGTAGCTAAATAACCAAGGGGGAAAACAGGTTGAAGGGAATGACGTTTTAATAACATTCCCTATTGCATTCAAGCAGAAAGTCTTAGGTATCCAAGCAACTAAAGGCTTGGGTGTAAATGCGCCTAGTTACAAAGAAGTAACCATTCGAAATTTTAAACTTTATTCCCACGATAATAGAGGCTATCACACAACCTGGCTAGCAATAGGAGTTTAAATTCCATACGCAATCCAATAAAGTTTTGAAATAGTAACATCGTCGCTATTTGCCATAAAATTTTGTGCGCTTAACTCGTTTACACGAACAAAACTCTTATATGGGTTAGTGCCACTTCTACCAACAGGAGTAACGCTTACATTAACCACTTTCTTAAACGCAATTGGGAACACAATCGTTTCGTTGTAAACATGTAATTGGGCTTTAATTCCCCCTTGGATAATCAAGCCCCCAAAAGCCTCCCCGAAGCATATGTACCAGGCATTTTCATTAGAGAAATCAAATCTAACTCCTTTGGATTTTAGCAAGCTCGTTACATCCACGTTTACCTCTCCAATAAGCGCCTTTACAACCGATAATGTAGGCGCCAACAAGGTATTAGAGTCGGATTTATTGTTAGTGATTAGTTTAACCAATTCAGTAACATCACCTTTAGTTACGTTAATTCCCTCGTTATGTTTAGCAATACCTGTGATGACGTTATCCCAATCAGCATGATATTGCCAACTAGACCAGGTGTTGTAGAACACACGAGTTGCTTGTTTAATTGCCTTGCCTTGGCCGTACGAGTAAAACGTTTGTGTGATGACGTTACCCTCTGTTTTCGTAACGTGAATCTGCCCATATGGATAGATTTTACTGGATGATGGTGCATTGCTCCAACCAAGAACACCTGCGTTGCACTCGTAGATGCCAGGCTTAGTAAGGTCGTTCCAATTACGAATGTTACTTGGAATGGTTGTGCCTCCTGCGTATCTATCTAAATTGTGAGCGCTCTCATTGTTGTTATGCGCTGTAATCTTTGCATCTACTTGTTGCTCGTTCATGCCTTCATGTAACGTCACATTGCAAGTTACTTGTTGCGCATTACTGAACCCAAATGCCACATTCATATTTTGGCGATAGATAGCTTGACCATTCACCACTGGCAATGTGGATGGGTCTTCATCTTTCATAATTGAGTAGAGTATTAATTGACCTCGTTTATCTCTAGCGTAAAAGCCAATCTCACGCATGACAATTGGTGATTGAATGGATTCGTTCGAGATTCTAAACCGAACTAAGCATTCGGTATTATCTTGCGTGATTCCAGCAATCTGTAATTTCAATTTCTTTGCGCCTAGGTTGTTGGCTGTTTCCACATTGCTAACATTGCCATCCCCTAGCCAAATTTCTTCAATATATAATTTTAATTCATTTGCCATAACGGATGCTTGTAATTGCTTACCTACATTCGTTAAATGGGCTTGACTCCACGCCATCTGTTACCTCCTTGTAATTTCAATCGTAGTGCCTGCTAGCGCCCCACCGTTATAAATGGTCGTTGAAATGTCATAATCTCTAGGTTTTAAAATCGTAATTTCCTTATCAACTAGATATAATCCCCCGCCAACATTCAATTTTGTTTGAATTTTCTCTTCTACTAGTGTTTTTAACAGCAAATTCTTAGGAACGATTGGTTCAGCATAATTAATGACCTCACTCGATCGTTCACGCATTTCTTTACTTAAAATGAACCAAATTTCATAGAGATTTTCGTTCAAATCCACACCAACAGCACCACGACCAAATGTGGCATCAAGCATTTCTTGAAGTTTCTCCACCGTATAAGGTCGTGTGCCCGCCAATAGTCGTAGTATGTGATTGCGCCTATCCTCAATCGTGTCGATATCTTGTGGTAGTACTTCAAGTATCCATTCCCAATGCGACAATCCGAGCTCACCCATGGTCGGTATGAACTGATTATCTAGTAAATCCGCCATGATTTCCCATAGCAGAATGAATTCAGGATTCTCTACACGCATGATTTCTTGCATATCACGACTATCACGGCTAACAGGTGGTAGGAATTGGGATATATCAATATCGTTACGTCTATATTCCATAGCAATCACCTACGTTAATGTTAATCTACCAACGGTAGGGATTTGATGTGCTTCAAGCAATAACTTATCACTTCTACCATTGATTGTGACGGAATCAACATCAATGACATTAGGAAGTTTCAAGATTTCAGCCACGATATAAGCGGTTCGAACTGTATCTCGCCCTCTATCGTCATTCTCGCCCCACCCTTTACGAATGCCTAACAAGTAGGATTCAATCGCCTTAGTTGCGATTGGTTGTAAATCTTGAGATGTTCTTCCACCGCTCAATGTTACCCTTGCGTTAATAGTGAGTGGTGCTGATTCTGCACTAACCACCGTTACAGTGTGACCAATTGGAGCGATGCCATACCCTTTGCCTTGTGGCACGGGGTCAATTTTATTTTGAACCATTTTAATGAGTTCAGAATCCGCTACACCGTGTTCACTGTTAGTAATAACTAGCTTAACGGTGCCCCCGCCATTCCAACATCGGTATACTTTCACACCGCCAACACCAGGGATGGCTAGCACCTTTTCTTTGTAATCTGCACCATTACCACCGTAAGCCTTAGATTTTAAGGCATCAAAATATCTTTTACGAAATACTTCGGTGTCTTCTTCATCTTCACCAGGAGTTATGATTTTTACGATTTCAGCACTTGTAAGGCCGTTTACAGGCACAACAGGTGTAATATATCCAATACACCCATTGGCGCGACGTCCACGGCTCTCACATCGCAATTTATACCTATGATTGGTATCGTCAATTACTTCATCAACGATGAAATTATATTCTTCAAAATTAAAGCGACTTCCTAGCGGTACTGGAGCATTAAACTTGCCCTCTACCTCTGCAAAAGTCGCTTCTTCTGGGTATATGTTGAACTCGGAGGCTCGTAATTTTAAGAACTCACGGCTCGCCGTTTTAGCGAACGTTTCCTTTAAAATTACATCGGCCATGATATAGAGTTCAGCAAATTCGATAGATGCTGGAGCTGTTGCATCATAAATAATTGAACCCTCACGCCTATCGAATGCATGATTGACTCTACCGAGCATGCGTTGCTCGATTTTGTCGGCTGTCATATGCTCATACAACGTTAATCAGCTCCTTTCTTAAATTTGTAATCGTGCCATAGATTGTATCTACACTAAAGGTTGTGAATACATCGCCTTGATTATGTCCGAACTCAAATCCATATACGTCTTTTATACGATCGTCAGCAAGTAGTGCCTCTGAAATGCGTCGTTGTAACTCTGCGTAAACGTATGGTATTGGTTGGCCAAACAGGTCTTGTAATTCAATTCCATAATTCCAACTGTAAATGATGTATTCGTACCGTTCAGTATTAATAATCTTATAGATAGCTTGTTTCATCGCTTCTAATTCATCTATAAACCCTCTAATTTGGCTGTCTCTGCCATAGTCAAGAGAATACGTATAACTAGGTTGATGGACAATAGTAACGTCAGCTATCGTTTCATTAGGCATTAATCTATCACTCATTTAGTAGTACACCCCCTATTCGGATTGTACCAGCGGTCAAGCACAATATAGCGTTGTCCGCCACTCTCTTGAATTAGTATCGCCTTATCCCCTACCTTGAGTGAGTTGTGGATAAGGAATTTCTTTCTACCTACATAATCATGATTGTGGCTTTGATATTCCGCCGCACCAACACCACCAGCACGATTCTCTGTAACATGGTCAACGCTTATCTCTGCCGTCCAATCAGTTGTATTTTTAGTAAATACCAAGTTGGTTTCAGGTATGATAATTTTAGGGTCAACCTGTATTTGATAGGGACTAGTGCTTATAACTTCCCCTATCACAATATCACTCATGACGTAGGCATTCATGGTGTCAGTGACCAACGTTTTGAAAGTGTCCACTAGTTTATTAAAATCATTCTCCATGTTACCCCATCCTTATCACTTTAGTAGGAGCTTCACCATTACCCCATGCGTAATTCACATCACCATATCTCATAGCATAACCACGGCTTGAGCTGTTACCAAATCCACCACCTGCACCATCTGCTATAATGACATGATCGTTATTGCCATATACGAGTAAGTCACCTTTGTTGGCATAGCCATTGAAGGATTCGACTTTATACCCTTTAGCCTTTAATGAACTTTCAAGCGTGTCAACATCTGCCACGCCTCTATCGGCCAATTCCTTGAGGTCTTTGTTATAGTACGAACCAGTTTTTACAGCTACGTCTACACAACCGACTTCACCATATTGTGAGGCCATGCCCTCATTTGCTTTGAATCCGTAATCCACTTGATTTGGGTTAACTCCTGTCACCGCATTACCTCCGCCATGCTTCGATTTCTGCTCCGCTGCCTTAATCTGCTCAAGGGCTTTTGCATCTTCATCTTTGGCGACTTCATATTTTGCTGGGTCGCCTTGATAGTACACATCAAGGTCCATGGAATGGTAGCCATGCTTGAATGTATGTGTTACTGATTCCACCATAACATAATTATCCACCACAATATCGCCTAGATTCTTCTTGAGATATAACAAAGTACCACCACGCACTCTAACGTCACCAATGACATTCTTGAGCCTAATTTCACGTGTTTTTCGATTCTTTAGGCTTATGATTCGCTTAGCCCTATCAACTGCGTTCGTTACCTTATCATCTGGCATCATAAGATATTGCAACCTTCCCCATTTCTTGATGTTTTCATCATCTTTTAAAATGGCGGTGGTTACTAACTTCTTAGAATCACCATCTGGTACGTTACGCACTATCTTTACTTGATTGTACGTATCTTTATCGATAGATGTTTTATAGTCGATATTTTCCATCACGTCATCGTCAATGAAGATGTCTGTTTTCATTGATTCCAAGGACTTTAGCATTAACTTTCCTTTATCATCAAACAAATGGTAAAGGTCATGCTTTGGCGTATTAATAACTGTCTGTTCTAATGCATACATAATGATGTCAATGAGGGTTTTATTCTTCTCTACACGCATTGGGGTAGATGGGATAACGTACTGCGTATTGTCCAATTCACCCACTTGTAAGCCAAAGTCATTGGCTATCATTTTAACCAAATCGGTGGCGGTGATACCGCCGTATACATAACAATCCTTGTTCTTCAAATATCGTAACTGATCGTAGGCTGTAACACTGATTACACCGCTTTTGTCCCGCGATTTCTCAAACACGTTGCCAACGAATACAATATCGTCATTGAGTTTGAATTGAACTGCATTACCTTCTTCAAATTGCAAGATACCGTCTGTCATCACTTTGAAAGTCATTTTAGAAGGGATACCGTCAATTCCTCTTGTAACTTGTACCCCTTCTAAAGGGTCGACTAGGTATTGATCATTGCCATTCCTTATGATTAATTGGTAATGATACGGTACTGGCATTGCCATTTGAGTAACCATCATTTACCTTCTTTCAGCTGAATAACTTGACCGACTGCAAGCACAGCAGGGACTGCAATCTTATTGAGCGATGCGATGGCAAATAGATTGTTGGTGTTACCAAGTTCCCGCTTTACGATTTGTTGCAAGGTGTTACCTTGTTTTACCTTAGCCGTTGGATTTGGGGCTTTATCAGTTGGTCGATTGGTTGTGACCATGCCTTTTGCATTGCCTTTTTCATCAGTTTCTACGGCTAACTTCTTAGAGCCCCAATCTTTCCATTGCTTGAGCCTAATAGGCACCTCACAATCAATGCCTAGCTCATGAGATTCCTCAATTGAGTAGTCCTCTAACGTCACCTTAGTATTGGTCATACTAAGCATGTCGCCCTTTTCACTCATGCGTACTACGATGAACTGAATTGGCTTTTTTTCTTGCTTAAACCGCTTGAGTTTATCAAGGTAATACTCCGCCTTTTTTGATTTCATAATCAATGACTGATTAAAAGGGTAATCGTTGTTAGGTAGTAGGATTTTAAACGACCAATCTGTTAGCCCTGGGGGCTTAATAATGTTAACCTCTCCAGCGCCTATCAAATCAATGGTTTCGTTCTTCCCATTAATGGATGTAGTCATTGAAGGTGGTGGAATCGGTATCTGCATTGAGCTCAAGAAGAAATAATACATTACATTGCCACCCCTTCCCGTTTCATGCCAACAGCATTACGAATGCCGTCTAATAACTTAGACGTAACTCCGTCTAATTCCATTTCATTGGATATGTTATTTTCCATATCCACATTCACAATAACGTGAGATTGGTTGAATTGGTTGAGTGCTGACTGAACCGCACTTTCCCTAAGTTCTTTAATCTCATCTGCCGTCATTTCGACCGCATCCGCCATTCGTTTAGTATTATTGGCGGTTTCTTTACCCGCCTTAGAATCCTTAGGCGTACCATCTGGGTTTGCTATTTTCTTTGAACTTTCCATTTCCGATACCTTGTAATCAGGAATCGTAGGAGTTGGCATTTCAATGTTAAATAGATTTTCGCCCATCTTATAGCCAGACTCTGCATAATCCATTTGATTTACATAATCCATCTTTCCAAGTAGTGTAGTTTCGCCCCCTGTAATAGCCTTACGCTCTATATGAAGCGCTCCAGCATTCACCGTGGTGTCGCCCATAATCTTATCCATACCTGGAATTTTCTTAATCAAGGAAATCGCCGAGTTTACCGCTTGGCCAATCAAATCAACGATCCCATTCCAAATATCTGCAAATAGGTTATAGGTTGCATTTAATGGGTCATTGAATACGTTCCCAAGGAAATTAGCAAAACTTGCGATTCCATTCCATACGAATGCAATCCCATTGCGAATACCACCCCACAACCAAGCAAACGCACCGAATATCAACCCTGTGGCACTAATTGAAGTACCTGCGAAATAGTTTACAGCCGATACCGCCAAATAGAACACGCCAATTAAAGCGATGATACCACCAACAATCCACGTAATAGGACATGCATATAGTGCAGCATTAAGTCCCTCTTGAGCATATGTCTCCGCTATTTTAGCAGCAGTTGACGCCCATGTAGCTACCGTTGCAGCTGCCGTTGATGCCATTAATACAGCCGTATTAGCTGCTGAAATTAAAGTCATCGTTGCATAATAAGTGAGCACTCCCACAGCAATTCCGAATGCCACCTCCACAATTCCAAAGTTTTCACTTAGGAAGTCACTAACCGCACTAAATGCTGTGGTAATACCCGACATCGCCCACTCTGCTACGCCCACGAGCCAATAGAAGAATGGTGTTACACGTTCGATGGTGTTAGCTATGCCGTCAAACATCCGAGCCATCACCTCACTATTGCCTAGGTCTCTCATGCGTTCAAACACTGGCGTAAAAGCATAAATCGCCCTATTCTTGAGCGATTCCATATGGTCGCCAAAGGTCTTAGGCATGGCCTCGAATTGACCGTTGATTTCGTCCATATTCTCCATGATTGATTGCTTGATTACCTCGGATGTGACTTTACCTTCTGACGCTAACTTCTTGAGTTCGCCACGGCTTACCCCCATGGTTTTAGCAATCATATTCTCAATGATTGGCGCATTTTCTGCGATGGAACGGAACTCATCGCCTTGTAACTGACCGCTTGCCATGCCTTGCGTTAATTGGAGCATAGCGCTCTTTTGACTTTCCTTGCTTGCGCCACCTATGACGAATAGCTTTTGAATACCTTCCATGAATCCTACCGCTTCACGTGGGTCTGGAAATGCATCATGTGCTGACATTGCAAGCTGTGTAGTCGCCTCTGCCATCTGCATGTAACCACCACGAGCACGCATGGCCGATTCATAGATTTGTTGATTCAATGCAACTGCATTGCCTTGATCGTTTGTAATTAAATTTAATCGTGCTCGTATTGAGTTAAACTCGTTAGCTGTTTCATTTAATCCTGTAATTGCGCCTGTGACCATGTTAATACCACGCATTGCCAAATCTGCGAAGAAATTGCCCGTAAACGATGCAAGGAATCCACCCCACCCACTTTTAGCCGAGTTTGTGACATTTATAAATTGTTGCATTTTGCCAGTCGCATTATTAGCGCCGTTGGCAAGGTTTATCATCCCATTTGCTGCGCTTTGAGCAACCGCTGGAATATTGGTTGATAAGTTTATATAGTTTGTAATCGTTGCCACTAGATTCCGCCTCCTTTCTGTGCTTTCTTCTCATCCTTGGCGTGTTGTTGCATAAATGCGTAAATACAAGCCCGTTCCTCTAAGTCCATGTTAATGAACTCGGAGGGACGGATGTTGTATTTTACAAATGCTACATAGGCGAGGCATGTCTCCCCGTCATTGGCGCTTAGGAGTTTTTTACTTCTTTAACCTTATCCTCAAAGCCAGTTTCAAAGCCTTGCGCCTCTTGGATGGCACGTGTCAAGTCAGTCAACTCGCCACCGTTTAACATCACTTTTACGAGGTCTAACTCGTTGGATACTCCCCAAGAGTTTTGTAACTCCATATCATCTAATGTTGGGAATACAATCGTACGGACTAGCAATTCATCTGTAAATGCTGTCAAATCCATGCGCTCTTCGGCGGTACGTGTGCCAGGCTCGTATACTTTTTTAGTAAAACGAGCACGTAACTTGTCTAACTCCTTATTAGTTAATACACGGATGCGCCATACGATTGGGTCACCATTCTCATCTGTAAATCGTTTGGATGCCACATATTCTACTTCCGTTACAATCTTGGCATTTTGCTTAAAAAAGCCTTTTAATGTTTCAACCATTTCTTCCTCCTATGCATTCATTCCATCTAATTCTTTAAAATGTGTAACGTAACGCACACTTTCAAATGTAAATGCTAACTCATCTTCAAGCCATTTCCCGTCCGCATCAAAATCAGCTACTGGCGTAACATCTAAATTACAACCAACTAAAATAACAGAACGAGGTCCTGCATTTGATGTAGGGTCTAAATTTGTAACTTGCATATCAAAGTACGTATCTACGCCTGTTTTAATCAACTTTTCAATCATTTCATCAAATAAGGATGTGTTTTTATAAATCGTAAGTTTGCCTGTGCCTTCTAAGGATGTTGTTTTATTGCCTTTCAACATCCTCCCTAGAATAGCAACTTGATCCTTTTTCTTTTTAACTTCCGCCTTTAAATTCTTGGCTTGAAATAATAACTTGCGTTTATTATTAGCAATAACGTAACATGTCGCCAATTTAGCACTAATAACATCACTAGCATTCATTGTGCCAACGGAATTAAAAGTAGTTTCTTCTGCCATCTGTTACCTCCTATTCTACGATTACCGTCATGTAAAGTTTTTCCATCGCAACCGTAGGTTGAATATTAACATTTACAATGACATCTTCCTTGTTGTCGCCTTGCGTTGGAATTTCAATATCTTTATCATCAAAGTTTTGAATCGCTCTAACTCTTTGATATTGTTCCCCAAGATAAACAAGGTCACCCCACAACGCACGACGTCCATCTGCATCATTTTGTACTTTTCCTAAGTATCCTTTATTGAATGTACGACCTGCATCAATCGCCCAATTGTCTAACACTCGAATACATTGATTTAATGCGAAATCTTGGTTCTTTTCTTTTGTGAACTCTGTAAATGTGTTGATATCTTTCAACACACGCACTTCACCTTGCACATTACCGCCTACTGGGTCTGATACGTTGTGAAACATGAACATGCCATCTTTAATGGCTTGCTCTAGCTCAAATTGCTTATATTTGGTATTGATTGTGAACTCACCGTCGTATCTACGGTTAGATAAAGACTCATTGATATTACAAGAAGCCTCACTGCCAACAGTCCAATAGACTGCGGAGGTTGGGTCTTCACCCTGGTCTGTTACTGTATTTAAAATACTAATAATACCCTCGTTGTTAACGCCTTTTTTTCCGTGACATACAAGCTGACATTTTGCTCCCGTGAAATTACGCACTCGAGATGTAAAGGCAATTAATAAGTTCTTAATGGTTTCATCTGAGCCTACATAACCTAAGATGTTGAAATAGTACGGCTCTAAAAATTCAAGTCCGTCTTGATAGTTCTTGCTAGTCACAACGGAACCATTTGTACCGCCTGTGAAAGCAGTGTAAGCAGTTGCCACTAAATTAGCATTCTTCTTAAATTCAACGTAGGCGTTATCGACTAAATCAGCTGCCTTAGCAACCGCTGTTTGTTTATCCACCACCTTACGCACATCATTTGTTGTGATGTAAGTCGTTACGATGAACGCACTTGTTGCGTCTGGGTCAGACTGTACAGATACCCCAAGATCATTTCCTCGAATACCTGCGTATTTCGCCTTACCGTAGTCATTGCTTGCTTTTTCGCCATCACTATTTAAACGGTAGAACTGGCCTGTTTTTAAATGCTTAAACAAGTCACGTAAGCCTTTCATTTTAGGGTGTCCAAAGTCGTAACCAAAGTAATCTTGGCAATTCTTTTGGAATTCATCCACATCTACTCGGAATACTTCGCCACTTGGCCCCCAATCAAGAGATAACATCATAGCGCCGTATCCACGGTCAGCCACTTCTGCATATGCTCTATTTTTACTAATAAAGTTGATGTATGCCCCTGGCAACACCTTGTTGTGGAACAAGAATGTTCCTCCACCTAATGCCATCCTGTACCTCCTTAATTAATCACTTCTACAATCGGACGATTGAACTCATTTTGTAAAATCTCGTCAATTTCCTCATGTGTATACGTCATATCGTCATCTAATAACACGGCTAAAATATCCTTGTATCGTTTATATTTCTCCGATGCAATGATAGTGTAACCATCAAATCGTTCATCCATTCTTTGAACTCCTTTCATTTACATGTAAGCGCTCCATTGCTGGAACTCGTTTACTTTCTTTGTAAAGCAGCATTTCATAAGTCACATCAAAGTGAAGTATTCCATCACTTTCACGGTAGCTCATATTCTCACCACGTGTGATACGGTCGCCTACCCTCACATATTCCAATACGTCGTAAAGTTGTTCACCTATTTGCAGTAGGTCCTTGCGGTAATCAACTGGAATACTTTCAGCATTTAGAAAATACTTAACAGAATAATCAAGCTTACGATCGTACAGCTTGCCTACGTGCAAATCGTGATTAGAAGTTGCTGCCTCCACAAAAAAACAAGGAAATTTTGTCTTATTTTCTTTCTCCTCCACATACACTGGCACTTTGAATGTGTCATATAATGCTTTAGCAATGCCCTCTGTTAACTGAATATCAACCATTGTTTAACACGCTCCTTAGCCATGCATTAAATGCGCTATTCATGATGTTATTGGCATTACTATCAACAATATTCTTTGCCTCTTTTGTTATGTTGAGTCCAGGAACCCATGACTTCTTCAATCTTCCGCCTTTAACCTGTCCACTTTGCCATCCATCGCCAATGAATGGTAGAAATTGCCCTACCTTTTGGCGGTGGCCATCATCCACATAAGATGCATATGTTGAAGTGTTGTAGACCTTCACACTAACAGTGAGATTAGAGTTACCACTCTTTACACTTGCCGCATCCATAAACCAACTTTTACGCATATTTTGCGTATTAAAATAATGCGTTTTAAAGATAGGATTTCCGTTGGCATCGTGCCCCTCTAATATTTGAATACTCCGAGGTCCTACTGGCGTTTTCTTCTTTGCTTCACGCAAATACACAGCGCCCATTTTATTGACAATAGCGCTCATGGCACCTTCAAGGTTTCCAGGTTGAGCTAATGTTTGTAAGTTTTTTTGAAGGTTCTTAATTCCACTGAAATCAAAATCTAAATCTAAATCCGCCATCATCGCACCTCCAAATTCTCAAGTTGAATCTCTTGATGTGAATCGTACACATTAGGCATCGAGCTAGACTTTGCATAAAACTCTCTCTGACGTCCTACAATGTGCATGCGTGCTCCTTTAGGCACAATCACATTAGGCGCCAGGAATAACGTTGTTTTTTGGGCGAATTTTGGCATGCCATCAGCTTGTGATGTGGTAGAGGATTTAAAAGAGACCCTACACGGATAGGGTCCCTCTTCTATCGTTCGATTGATACTAGTAATTCCCGTAGTTTCATCAACGGTATCCTCTTCGGTGTAAATAGTCACCATGCAATCATACATTCGCTCTAACTGCTTACGGTAAGCGCTCACCATCTGATTCGTCGGTAACATGCCAGTAACCTCCTATCTTCTTGAGTGAGTTCACCAATTAGCGCACGCAATCGGTCTTCATCTGTGGTGCCACCTAGGTCAATTGACGTGTCACCCATGCGAATGGATTTAGCAACCTGCGCACCATCACTGCCTAAAATCTCCTTGGCGTTCAAGTGAATGAACGTGCCACAAGCTCGACGTACAATGTACGTTTCAAGCTCTGTCGGGAGCTCTGCGTGGTTGATATCAGCTAGCGCCTTATCCAGTTCGCTTTGAAGGATGTACTCAATCATTTGTGTTTCGATGGCAACAAACTTTGTTGAACCTTCAATAAACTCAACCGCCTTAGGAATCAGCGCTTGCGCCTTCTTCTGCTCCTGTATCTCCATCATCTTTCACCGCCTTCTTGCCTTTTGGCGTATCCTCGGTTTCTTCTACCTCTACAGTTTCCACCTCAGCGCTTGCGCCTTCTTCTGCTCCTGTGTCAACTTCCGTTTCAGGATGTAAATATTGTTGTAACAACATTCCCATATGTGTACCTCCTAGGCTTTAAACGTCATCTTTAACACACGTGCTGGGTTAGTCAATGCTACACCATAGTGTTCGTCAGCTGTGATGACTGTCATTTTGCCAACAATGTCACGATCAGATTCTACTTGTACGTTTCGTTTCAAGTACAAGGATACTGCTGGTAATGTTGGTGTGCCCTCACCGCTGTTAGGTGCCATTTGCACCATGAAGTTAGTGAAGTTAGCACCCTCTTTTGGCACTCGGCGAGATACCACAACTTCAACGCCACAAATAGAACCGATAGCGCCTGTCATCATCAAGTCACCGCCGTATTTGTTTTTGTCGATGAAATCAGCAGATTTACGAATTTGAGTTAATTGCTCAGGGTGAATGAACAACACCTTAGGCACGTCGGATTCCTCTGCAAATTTGTCAACCCCATTTACAACGCCCTCATAAGAGATTTGATTTGCGGATGTTACTTCTAATGTTGTTGTTTTCAACGTCGCAATCACGTCATCTTCAATTTTGTCAGCAATAGACATCCCTAATTGTCGAACCGCTTCGCCAATTGGGTCACCGTAACCAGATAACACCGCTTCATCTGTGATTTTTACTCCGATACCAGCTTTTTTGATTGTGAATTTTTTGGATGTAGTTGTTAATTGATTAAGGTCAATCGCTGCGCCTTCTGCAACATCCTTTGCGGAGCCAATGTAATCATATGCTGGTACTGTTACAGTGTTACCAGGTTGGCCCTCAAGTGTTGTATCGACCGCTAAAATGTTTGCGAATTTAATCGCCTTTGGTAAGTTAGCAGAAATCATATGCCCCATAACTTCTGGATTAATTAATTGTGCAATTTTAGTTGTACCTTGTGGCATTATTCGTTACCTCCATTAATAAATTCTGAATAAGCATCTGGATTTTCTTCTTGGAACTGTACTCGCTCCAAGTAAGACATTTTGTTGAACTGTTCTTGAGTAATCCCTGTGGAGCCTTGGCCACCATGTGGTTCACCTGGTGTGACTCCAGTCGGTTTACTGTCAGATTCAAATAAATAAGGATCAGATTCCTTCAACTTAGTCAGTTGGTCATCTAATCCTTTAATAGTGCCGTCTTTGAGTTTTACGTCTTCTAAATCGAGTAAAGCTCGAACGGCTTTTCCATTTTTCGCCTTGAAAGTCATTAGTGTACGTTCTACGATGCCGTCTACCTCCATCTTGTGAATTTGAGCCGTGTACTCTTCATCCCGTTTGACTTGAGCAGCTTTCATTTCATCAATTTGTTTGGCTAATTCTGCATTATCTGCATTGGTCTTTTTTAATGCCTCCATATCAGACTGCATCGTAGATAATGATTCCTTGGCTTGCTTTAGTTCTTCATTCTTTTGATTAAACTGAACCTTTGTAACGTAGTTTTTACCGTAATCTTCTGCTACTTTTTCAGTTTGTTCGTCAGTAAGGCCTAAAGCCTTTAGCTCTTCTTTTGTCATCGTTGTGACTCCTTTCTAATTCACGATTCGCTTGTTTTTCGTCAGCCACACCTGACGTTTTCTGTCTTTTGTTTTTCGCCTAAAATACTAAAACGGCAATATAAAAGCACCCGTAGGCATTGCCTAGAGTGCTATTACTTTTGATTGTTATTAATGTGATACAGTGCAAATCCAAGGTATATTACGCATAGCACTTGGATTATTTGTAAAATCGTGATGAAATCACACATTGAACTCACCTCATTTCACATATTTCGAGTACCATTCATCGTACTTCAATTCACCATCTACTTGCTCGCTTTTGCCTTTACCGCCTTCGCCACGACTTGCCCTTGTTTCCCCTTTGATTTCTAAATCATCAAAGTAAGGAATTGTTGTAGTTCTGCAATGGCAATGGAATGGCGGAATCGTTACACCTGGCTTAGCATCCTTGACTGGTACTATCTTTCCATCCATACGCTTACATATCTTCGAGGTCTTGCGGTCAAGCGTTGCTAGTATCTCTAACTTTTCCACGCCAATATCATTCATATTATTGGTGAAAGCCTCTTCATACATCCTAGCCGTTTCCGTTTCTACCAACCGCCTTGCGTTCGATTGTGAAACGTTCATCCGTGTAGCAAGACTCTGCGTCATCTTCGCCATGCCATCACCAGCTAGCACCGATTGAACGAAATCATTTTGAATGGTCTGAACTAGCTTTGTACGATCATCCCATATACGGCTACTAAAATCCTTGCTATCTGGTGCCCATGGTTTCTTTATGACCACATCCACAACGTGGTCAGATACCTTAGGCACGATGTTATATTCACCTAGTACCGTTTGCGTAAGGTAAGCCGTCTTGTAAGTGGTTGTTTCGTATGTATCCCTAAGTAATTGGCTTAGGCTATCATCTTCTGCCTTAGATAAGCGTTCAATCTCATGTACAACACTAATGTAAAGTGCTTGCGTTCTATCCAATCGAGCACGTATAGATGCATTTTCAAGCATACGTTGATGCTCCTTGGATAAATCTTCTCGCTTGGCTTGGTCGATGTATTCCTCAAGTGTCATCTTGAAGTCAGCTAGCTCTCTTTTATTGAGCTGTTTCCTTGCTTCTTCTAGGGTGATACCGTTTTCTGTGGCGTACCGTTTGTACCAATCCTCTATCTCTACCGTTAAGCGCCTAAGTGCCCTATCAAAGTTCATAGATAGTTCATCAACTGTCATCTCTGCGCCATGCATGGCTTCATCTTTTAATGATTCGTAACGCTTCGCCCAATATTCTTTACTCTGTTGGTTCATCTCCACCACCTACGATGTAATCCTGTAGCGCCATCTCTTGCATCATCTGTAATCGTTCTTGCTGCAATCGCTCCAGTTCGTCCGCCGTGTTAGTCGTCCATGGATGGTTGGCCACAATCGTTTCATTAGATAGAATGCCAATACTCGATTTACAGTTGTTGATTACCTCGCCCTCATTGACTGGGGTCATACGATTGAAGATGAACTCTACATCCTTAGGGGCTGTTGCGTTACTCAATCCACGGTATGCGTGATAGAACTCCACCAATTGCTCCAATGTGGCTTGAAATTCCACCTCAATTTGGTTCGCATCGAGGTCAATATCACTGTACATGGATGAAATATTCATCTGATTAGGATTGTTGGCCATGCGGTCATCTTTAGCATCGAACCCTCTACCATTCTCGATAATCGAACGTTTCAAAGCTTGCGTGATGAAATCATAGTTAGTAGCGTTTACCTCTATGTTCAATGTTTCGATACCGCCATCATCTCTGACTTTCACCGCACCAAACTGTGCTAATTTCTTTCTAAATTCAGCTAAGTCCGTTCCGTCATAGTTCCGTAACACTAGCAAGGTTTCCCTAGGGTCTTCTTGCATTCTATCAAGAAACATCGAGTACATTTCGTTCAATGCGTCTTGCAGGCATTTCACCCGATTAATTAGTGGTTGCTCAATGGAATTTGCCTTGAATACTAATAGTGGAATGGAAGGCCAATTATATACTTTTCCTTCGTACTGAATGTAATTTGTTGTTTCCTTATCAGTATTAACCGTTAAGCCACCGTTATTGTAAATGTAATAGCTTACACCATCTGGCTTGTAGAATTCTACGTATTTAACAGTGTGAGTCTTTTCTAGCATATGGTATTGCTCCACATCGTAAAAGTAAATAAATGCATCGAGCTTACTATGCTCTTCATCGTGCCAATACGGGATGATATTCTCGGGCTTCATCCGTTTAAATAACAATTCCCCTGTTGGTGCAATGTAAGGGTGTAAGTACCCTTTACCGCCAATATAAGCGTCCTTTGCCACGTTTAATAATTGTCTATGGAACTGTTTGCCAAGTAACTCTACTAGTGCCGAATCATCCGTTTTGACCTCTAATGGATTACCAAATAGGTAGTTGACTTTTTGGTCTACTAAGTCATCAAACTTGTTATCCACTAGTTGATTATTAGGAAGATTTAACGGAATCTCATTATTATCGCTATTGGCAATAGCCGTATTCTCAATGGCCATTGTTCGCTTTTTCTGCTTAATATCATGGTCGCCCTCATAGTATTTGCGACCAGTAACGATGTTTTTACGTTCTTTAGAGTTCATGAATCGCTGTAATTCACGGCGTACAAACTCTTTATCGCTAATACCTGCATTGCCTTTTATGATGGCATCCCATAATTGTCCTAAGTCCACTTTATCACCTCCTACCAACTGAATTTATTCGCATCCATCTCACTACGTAACGAATACCGCACCGAATCAATCGTATGATCGTTACGCTTAGGATAGGCACTAATGAAATTGCCGTGCTTATCCTGGTCGTATTCGTACATCGTAAATTCTCTGTATGCGTTCGGACATCTGTTTTTGTCAATGTAAATCTTATAACGGTCTGATAGCCACTTGATACTAAATTCACGACTATCTGGGCCTTTCTTAACTCCATAAATACGCAAGCCCATATCAGCAAGCTCTGCTATGGATTTTGGTTCAGCATTATCAGCCCATACTACACTCGTTCCGACTTTGTCTTTGATTTTCTCGTACGCCATCGAGTTTTTGAGTCGTGTACTGTATACTTCATCGTAAATGTAAATGCAATCGTGCTTGATGTCATAGTGTAATTTGGTATACACAAACGGGTCTTGCGCAAAACCAAAGTCGATGCCGTGATAGTTGTTGTCAAAGTTCTCTATCATTTCATCGGTTATGGTCATTTCCTCCACATTGGCGAATACGTCACCGCCTGTGCCTGTGGCAATCCCCATGTACTCATGCTCGTATAGGTCGGGTCTCTGCTCTTTCAGCTTTTCCGCCTCAATAATGAATTGATCACCTAACCAATCGCTTGGAACCATCGTGTAATTGCTGTGACTAATGAGCCTGTCGGGGTAATCTGTCAACTGCTCCACGTTCACCCAATTGTCACGGCTCTTCGGGGGATTGAATGAGTAAAAGCACCAATATTTGTCACCGCCACGTAGTAGCGACTGATTGATTGAACGAATCTCATCCATGCCACTGAATTGGTCTAATTCCTCGTACCAAACGCAACCGACATAACCGAATGGCATTTTGAGTGATTTGATTTTTGAACGGTCGTCCGCTCCTAAGAATAGGATTTTCTGCCCTGTTCGTTTATAGATTATCTCAAGCGGTGATTTCTTGAACTCGAACTCTTGCAATAATTCCAATTGTTCGAGCGACCACTCGATTTGAGCATATACCGAGTTCTTGAGGGTGTTCGCCACCTTCCGCAAGATAACCACATTCACGTCTGGGTTGCTAATGATTAGCTGTGGAATCTTCATGCTAATAAACGATGATTTCGTACTACCACGACCGCCTTTAAACCAGTAATGCGTATGGCCGTGGCGCTTGATGTCACCACTAACAGAATCAAAGAACGGAATAATTTTATCCGTGTCATCTGGCACCACAATAGGCGCCTCCACGACTTGCTCCATCTCTTCATGCGATAGGGAATATAGGAACTCCGCAGCTTTAGTGTCGCCTTTAGTCGCCTTGACCACCTGTGCTAATATCACCGCTGTTTGCGTATCGATATTCTGCCCTTTTGCCTCGGCTAATGACGTGATTTTATCCTTAACCTTGCCCTTTTGTAGCGGCATTGCCATTATCTCTTTGGCAAGGTCTTTCCATTTCTTCATTTCACGTCTTTTGGCGCCCGAATTCTTGCCACCTTTTGATGACATTGCAGCATGTGTCTTTTTATCTAAGGTATTTGTGCTTTTGAGGGTTTCAGGATGCCCTCTAGGATTGGCCACCTGTTACCCCCTCCTTCTTCTTAATCTAGAACATTCTTGAATGTGTAACCATATTTCTTTTGATTGCGTTTGAGCCATCTGTCTACTGCATCATTAGGGCCTTTGCCCTTTAAGCCGTTTTTCTCGACCCTTGCGATTGCCTTGAGGAAGTCATTTTGCTTGAAATGAGATTGCTTGGTAAATTCTCGATAGCCCTTAGAATGCGTGGCAATGATACTACCAACATTCGTGCTTGCAACCACCTTCATATCAGCAGGGCTGAACGTGCTGTTATTTGGGTGATTGTGAACGAGTGTAGCTCCTTTCACCGTCCGATTGATAGTTACATTACTTTTATTCCCATTTCTGTAATGATGAACAAATCCGTTTCTATCAATTTGAACAAGCGATTCCCCTGCATCCTTGCCATGCATGTCACGGAACGCTTTTATTGCATTTGCTCGTGTTTTCACTTTTACTTTTGTATTAACACGTGCTGGTAGATTGTCTGCGCTACCATCTTTTCCATTCCCTTTTGCGCTTTTCCAGCTAAAAACGGCGCCAATTCCTCCAGCACCACGACCGCCCATAAATTCAAATTCTATTGTTTTTAGTTTTCCAATGAGCTCAACAGCTTTAGGATGCGTTCTTAAATCATCGATTATCTCGCCTTCTTCAACGTCATCCTCAACGTTCCATAATTCCCACTTGCCTTTAGGCGCTTTAAATAGTAATATCCCGTCCGCCAATTCAACGGAATTGAAGTCACGCATTTTATATATGAACGCTTGTATTTCCATTACCATTCACCCGTTTCTATGAACTTTTTAACCTTATCTCCATACTCTTTTGTTAATGGTCCCGAATATCTAGCACTTCTGCCAAATGTGCCATCAGGTCGTAAGATTAAAGCTGTTTTTTGTGCCCCTGTAATAAAGTAATGATCAGGGTGTTTTTTCCACTGTTTCACTTTGCCACTATCAATGAGGCTTTGAGCGCTAGATTGAATTTTTACTTTCTTACTTGCTTTTAAGGACTTTTCAAAACTATCAAGTTTCTTTTTCCACGTTCTTTCAGTAGCTCTGGTACGACCACTTGTAACTTTTCCTTTTTCAATATCTTTTAGGAACGATTTAACTTGCTTGTAATTGCGTTCTGTAATATTCAAATTGCCTTTCCAATCAAACAAACTCCCTCTAGCATTATCACGCCTATGTTGGCGTTCTATTACATCCTTTTGTTTTTCAATTTGTGCTTCTAATGATTTAATTCTATCTAGCTGTCTTTCATTACGTTTAAACTCTGCTCTACCTCTAGCTTTATCTAAATGCCATGTTTGACCTTGTCGAGCTCTTGTATCTCCCCAATGCTCATTCACTGCATTCTCTAACTCTTTTTGCAAGCGCTCCAATTTCTTCTCGCTAATTTCTGTACGCTTGCTTTTCTCCCCACTACCTGTGAGTGAGTAACTCGCACCTCTACCGCCCACTATTCTTCATCCTTTCCGTTACCGCATTTTGAATGTAAGTAACCTCGCAAGCGAATTTGTATCCAATGTCACCGCCGTATACGATAATGTGCTCTGGCTTTAATTTGCGTATAGCTTCATCCATTCCCTCTGCCCACATATGATAGGCTTCATCTGACCGTTTGACGCCTATTGTCGATACTGCCACTGTGCCACCTGGTTCGATGCCGTCAAAACAGAATGCGAATGTATCACGCTCACACCATGAAAGTGTAGGCACAACATTTGCCCCATTCTGTTGGAGAATTTGACCAATCAACCTGGAACGGTACACATTCCATATCTTCATGGCCATTGGCATTTCAGTATATAAGCTAAAATCAGGAGTTAGCACGCACTCGTAAGGAATTAGCATATCCACGTATTTATCGGGATCATTCCAAATCCTTTCAAATTGGTAGTCATCAATGAAGAAGTGCACGCCTTGCCCTTCTTTCTTTTTGTTGGTTTTGACATAATTAAAGCCAATCAACTCGCTAGGCTTTGCATATGTCCTAGTGATGATTGGCATTTGATAGAACCCCTCAACATTACCGCTGTCATAGTCATGTAAGTTGTAGGCATCCATCGTTCTTTCACGTTCATTTTCTTTTTCATCTGCTGGAGTTAGCAGTCGCTCCACATCGAACCCAAAATCCTCCATATCAAACGATAGGTCTTGGATTTCAAAGGAAAGCAAGTCATAATCCCACTTCGCCATTTCAGCTACCTTGTTATCAGCTAACCGATAGGCTTTAACCTGTGATTCTGTTAGGTCACTGGCAACGATACAAGGAACGTGAGTATATCCCAATGTCTTTGCTGCTTCATACCGTGTATGACCGCAAATAATCACTTTGTTAGTATCCAGGATGATTGGAGATTTAAACCCAAAGTCACGAATACTGTTGGCAACGTATTTAATCGCATTCTTGTTATTCCTAGGGTTATTCTCGTAGGGTGTTAACTCTTCAATAGGCAATTGCACTATGTTCATCGCAACACCTCCCCACTGTTCCGCTTAAATCGTCCATGGCGTTTAGATACGTGAGCCGTTCTTGTACGCATCATGAAGTCTGGTGTCGCATAGGTCTGACATAAGCCGTTATATTCGATTGTCTTCGCCGTGCATATGCCGTGCTCGTTATGCAAGCATTTTCGCTTTATGCATTTAATCTCGGTCATTGTATCACCGCCTTTCTGATTTTGCGCAACAAAAAATGACGTCGCAGCTTTGACGTCATTTCTTGTGTTTGGTTTATAAGATTATAAGGAGTGTAAAACGTTGAAAACTCGTAACCAACATTCTTACAAGTATTATAATATCACGTTGCCTTGACCTTGTTGGCAATTTTGGCATAACTTTTTTTAAATTCTTTTAAGGCTGCTTTATGCAGCTTCGTTCGGAGTTTTTCACGGCTAATATTTAGCACCTGTTCAATGTCTCTCCACGATTCATTATACAAATAGTGATTTCGTATGATCGTTGCATACTCCATTGTTGGCATATTGTCCAATACCTCGTTGATTGTATCAACGTAAGTATATCGTCTTTCAATCAATTCCTTGAGTCGCTCAATCCTATCCTCTAGCTTGATAACTCTGTCATCAATGCCCGTTGGTGTACCGCCTTGCACCTTGGGAGCGCTATAATCAGTCGCCTTTAAGCCGTCGCACTCCGCTCTGAGTTTTCGTATTTCATCACGTAGACAATCAATTTGCCTCGCTATACTCCTCATTTCTTCGAGTATATTCTCTATCTCCAACCTATCCCACCTTTCACGGTTCAACCACGCTGTAAAACTCAAATTTTAGTGTCATATTGCTCGACTTTGTGAACTTTGGATAGATTTCCTATCATCCACAAAATCGAGCTTATACGCCACATTAGAACGGAATTTCCTCATGTGATGTCGTCATGCTGTCAAAGTTGCTCGTTGATGTTTGCGCCCCTGGTGTCTGTTCTTGACCTGTGCAGAAGTCTACCACGACTTCTGTTACATAACGTTTTGAACCGTCTTGCGCTTCATAGGAACGTGTTTGTAAGCGCCCTTGAACGAATACCTTTTGCCCTTTCATGAATTGGCTCATATACTCGCCATTCTTTCCCCATGCCACGCAATTCACAAACGCCGTAAGTTCTTTCGCTTCACCAGTTTGTCCTTTATAGGTAGTAGTCGCTGCTACCGTAAATGTAGCTACCGATGAACCACTTTGCGTATATCGCAACTCCACATCTCTAACCAAATTTCCTAACAACTGTACGTTATTCATTTGTTTCCTCCCATATCACTTCCACATAATCAGTATGTAATTTTTCCACATCTCTGTAAATGTAATCTGCCAAATGTCGTACGAACTTAGGGCTATCATTTTCCAACAAACCAGCTTGCACCATGCCATCTAATACGAATTTCTTAGCAAATGCTATATTATCGCTATCGTGACGGCCCTTCACATGCCACTTGAAAATCATATCTACTTTACCTTTTGGCTTAACAATCAGTCTGTCTTTACATTGCCACGCTACCTCATTAGTAAGCTCGTCCTTAATCTTAGCAGCTGCGTATTTGTTCCTTCGCTCTGTATTAATGTACTCGTTTAGGTAAACAAAGTCGCAATAAATTTTAATTGTATTTACCATCATTCCACCTTGTAGGGGCAACCATCGGCGCATTCATCATATACTGGTACACATGCGTGAATGAAGGCTGTCCGTAATTCGCAATTCGTAAAATCTTTCCTATTGCAGTTTTTGCAAGTACCACCTAACGCATGATCCACTAGCACCGCTAGATATTCGTCGCTTTCCTCTTCCTCTTTCTTTGTATAGGCGGATGTCTACACTGTCTTTACACCATAATGCGCAACTAACCGCATCACCTGACGACGTTGCTCCATATCCAAATCTTCAATGACATGTTTCATCAAACTTTCAGCAAACGTCGCTATCGTATTCGCCTTACGTTTCCATTCGCCCTGGAGATTAAACGATTCAATCATATTCTTTGATTCTTGGTTCATACAGGCCAATAACAGCACGTTTTGTTTGTTGCGACTATTTAAATATCGTCTCTTCACCTACTCACCCCTCCACCCAAATAATCGCTTGTTCATACATTTCGTATAATTCTTCAAATTCAGTATCATCGAGTACAGGCTTCAACTGTTTTAGTAATGGCAATGCCTGATACTTTACCTTCCAAAACTCTTCATCATTGTTACCTGGCCAATATGCCATGGTCATGATTAAATCTAAGGCTTCCGCTTTCAATTCTTCAATTTCATATTCTGTCATAACTTACCTCATTCTTTTAAAGCGGTTTCAATAATCGCCAATGCATGGCCTACTACTATGCGTTTTTTGCCACTCAAATTACAACCATCCATTAATTTGCTTACATATGCCTTTAATCCGTTAATATCAACTATTGTACAATTATTACTAATTACTAAATGCTCTGTTACTTCTTCGGTGATTATAATCTCGTCATCATATCCAGCCAAATATTCCTCGCTAACTCCTAACAGATCAGATAGTTTTGTTAGGTTTACACCTGTCAAGCTTGATGTGCCATTCTCCCACATTCTAACGCTTTGAATGGATACCGCAATTTGTTGCGCCATTTGTAATTGTGTTAGTCCTTTAATAACCCTTGCCTCTCTAAGTCGTTTAGAGAACGTTACCAAATTCTTTACTTTCATGTTTTACTCCTTATTTATTAAACCTTCATCCTTTATTTGCCATAAATCCATGTGTCTCGGTCCCTAAGTGTAACTGATTCACCAAAGTCTCTTAAAGCGTCAATTATCCACTCAAAACTATCCCATGCTTCATCACAATTCTCACAAACTTCTAACACGTCTCGCAGCTCCAATACTCTGCTGGTATAAATACTATAGAATAAGTAGTAACACCCCATCATATCAACAACGAATGTATCCCATTGATACATCGCCTTTGACCGACTCATCGTATATGTAGCAATTGTATCGCATGCATGATATAACACCATCGCTTGCGCTTTAATCCTTTGGCGATAACTGTGTTTCATGATCGTTTGCATTTCGTGCTTTAAAAATTCAGCATGATCATGCAATTTCTTAACCGTATCGTAATTAATTCGATGTTCTTTATCGCATTTTTCTTCTTTCACCATATTCTATGCTTCGACTCCTTTACACTTTCTTTGCATTCATTCTCCTTTTGGCCATCCCTTTGCTAACTAACCAATACGCCTTCATAAGCTGTTGGCGTCGAATCATTCTGCCTTTATGAAATTCCAAGCATCTTAACACTTTTTTTGTTGCATGATCTAGAATTTTCATAATTTCTTCATAGCTGTTCATTCCTATCACCGTCACCACCCCTTAATTTCAATTTCATATACGGAAGAGTTCAACCATTCATTTTTTCTTTTTTCATGCTCTTGTTTTTTTATAGGATTGCTATACTTTGCTCCAAACGCTTTCAAAACTGTGATGATTTCATTTAAGTTATCTTTTGACGCAACTCCATCAATAACTAAATCTACGTAATCATTAGAGTAATAATCATTCAAGCATTCCTTTCTTAACGATAAAACTCCATTTTCAACCGAAATTGTATACTGTGTAAGTTCGTCAAAGTCAAAGTCAATAGATACTTCGTTTTTGTTAAAATCACCATTTTCTTTTTCAAGGATAATGTTGTAAGCCTCGCCACCTACGTAATCATCCCAACATGGAATCCATAATAATTTCATTGTTCTTTCAACTCCTTAACTATCCGTCCTAAAATTTCATCTTACTCTTATGCATTTTACAATACGCCGTCTTTCTCTAAAACACGTTCAAAATTTTCTAACATCTCGTTATACTCGCTTTGTCGCAACAACCATTTATACTCAATAGCAACATAGTATGCAATTATGCAATTCAATTTATTAATCTCATTTTGGTCTTTGTGATACTCCGAAATATAATCCTCCAATAGTTGCAATCTTTTATAGTATATATACTCTAAATTATGCCGTTGGTAATATGATGGATTCTTTACATTATCGCTCATTTATTTTCCTCCTTATTCCCTCGCAAACTTTGACCTCTGAATGTCACTAACTCGCACGTATCACGTAACCTATCATAGATACGCTCGTTATATCGTTTCTTAATGTCATCCTTTGTTAAGTTGGTTGTAATGACTGTCGGTAGCATTCGGTCATATCGTTCGCCTATAATGCTTTCCATTTTCTCTACGATCCATGAATGGTGGTTTCTGTCGGATTCTGCGCCAAAGTCATCAATGACTAATAAGGGAACCGTTCTAAGCAATGTATCGTAATTTGCGAGCTCCTTACGGTCGCTATTCAGTAAGTTAAGCAGCTTATCATTTAAACTAATGTTATTCACGAATAGGCAACGTATGCCTTGCTCTACTGCCTTACGCATAATCGCAATAGCAAGTGTAGTCTTTCCAGTCCCTACCGTTCCTTTTAAGATAACCCCTCTGCCACTATCAATAGCGCTCCTCACGTTACATCCATATTTATACGCCTTGTTGTAACTTTCCTTGTTGCACTCATTAGGCTTACCGTGTTCTTTAAGCCAATCAAAGCTAATATGCTGGTGCCGTTTATGCACTCCGTACCGTTCTAACATTGGTTTAGGGTCGATATATACGGGATCGTCATACTCAACCTTTACATAGCATTCCACGTTATCTTTGCGTGGATTACCTAGAATGTCAGCAAGCCGTTTCTGAATGTCATCACCATTCATCGGTTTCGTTATCCCAATCGACTTCCCGATGGGTTCCATTGTTATATCCTCCATTATTTACATCACGCTCCTTACTGTTTAATATGCCTTTGACGTAATTAAGCTTACATACACCACGTTGTACCGCAATATGCATCGCTCGCTCTACCTCATCCTCACCATGAAAGTCTATTAACTCCTTCAACTGCTCACTAATGAAATGATTAACATCCCCAAAATGATTCATGTAAAGGAGCACGGTCTTACTTTCTTTCCTTTCTTTATTTACTTTCTTTACTTTACTTTCTTTACTTTGTCCATTTGCGTTAACATTTTCATCAGAAATGTATACATTTTTGTCTGAAATGTTATCATTGCGTATGCATTTACCGTCATTTTGAGTACACAAAGGTAACACATGCAAATTCGGAATTTTTTCTGGTCTTTCATAGAGTAAATATCGTTCATCCATTTCAACCGTTTTTCTTCGCTTACATGCTTCTAAATATCGTTCCTGTATGCCCCTAGATGTCAGAATTTTGAACGAGTTAAACAATTCCTCATTGAAGAATCCTCGCTTAACCAATTCCTGCACTACGTCACTCACTAAAGAAGCGGTTACATTGTCGCCGACGCTTTTCGCAAGTAAAAATGCTTCATCATCATTCCAGGTAATGTAATATCCCTGTCGATAGATGAGAGTTAGGAGCCTGATCGTTATCACGATACCTTTAGCTCCAAACCTCGCATCTACAAACTGGATTTTTGAATCTGTGAAAAAGTCCACATCCATGGAAAAGTACTGGATGCCTTTTTTCATGTAAAATCTTTCTTGTTAATTATTTGTTAAATAAGGGATCCATATATTCCCCTGTTTCAGTATTTACAGTAACACCATCATCCATTGTGATTACAGTATGTGGCTCATCCTGGTGGATTACCATGCCATCTGCATCGATGGTATCCCCATCAAATTCTGCTTCAAGTGTTCCATCATCTTTAATGGTCATTTTGCCACCATCATTCGTGATGGCATCTACCATTTGCTGTCCTTGCATTTCGATAGATAAAATACCATATTTACTAATTAACCGTTTGAGTACTGTTTTAATAGCCATGCTGTGAAAGTCAGTTAAGCCCCATTTTTCAGTACCACCTTTATAGTTCTTGCTGAACTTCCTAGCATGGGCTTGCATTTCCTCAATGCTCATGTAAAGGTATTTCTCGAATCCGTTTACTAGCTTGAAGTAGGCAATGTAACCTACGATTTTATCGGAGGTTTTCTCACCAAACTCATACTCGCCTGTAAAGCGGTTTTGTTTGATGATTTCTCCTTCATATACCTCAGCTGCGTTGATGGTCTGGTATTGACCAGTCCGCATAGCCAACTGAATGTATCCTTTATAGCCCATTTGAAACTGCGCTTCATTTCCGTAAGGAATGATATAAGCAAAGCCTAAATTCTGATTAATTGGTAGGTCTAGCGACGCCGCCATCGCACCAGCTGCAATGACTGTCTTCGGGTTCGCTTTTGCGAGCAATTTATTGTTATTAACTACCGATAATAGACTTGAGATAAACCCTGGCGCTTTCTTTCCTAGTAATTCCTCAAATCGTGCTTTCACACTTTCTTGAGATACTAAACTTTGGATAGTTACCGCCTTTTGTGATTCTGCCGTCTGTACGGCTCCTTTCTTGATGCTTAACCCCTGTGATACGCTTGCCATGTTGTAATTCCTCCTTATTTAATACTAAATGTTGAGCGAGTATCCTCGCCTTTTACTAAATATTGTTTATGTAATTCTGGATGATCCGCTTGAAACTGTTTTGTATTGAAGCGGGTTGACCCTTTACGCATTTTCCAAGTAACCTTGAACCCGCCAACAGTTCCTACCTCATTTTCTCCAAGCAAGGATTTCAGGATATTTTCAGCTTCATCCTTAGCCTCTGTGGCTTCTTTAATCTTTGCCTTTGCGGTGTTGTATTGGTTAATGTAATTCACCGCCACATCATCAAGTTCTATTGTCTGTTCGTTGGATTTTCCGTACATCATCTTGAGTGCTTCGGAGCTTGATTCGCTACCAGTAACAGCAGGCACTGTAGCGCTTTCAACCATATCCCAAAACACTTTACCCTCTCGGATGATAGCCTCGATGACTTCCTCATTTCTTGGGATTTCCTTGTATATAAAGGTGTTGCCACCAAGTAAGCAAGCAATCCACCAAGATGACTTGCCTGTAACTGCCATATAGTGCTGACATTGGATGTAATAGGATGTAGGAACCTCATCCCCTTCCCATTCATCTCGCTTGAATGCGTTGGCGGTCTTACATTCTAATCCCGCATCCACGCTTACAATCTCACGATCAATGTTGGCCAATAAGTACGGGTGCTCGATTGATTGTAATGTATAGTTATTGTTTCTAACTTTCCACCCTGTACGTTTTGCGAACTCCTGAGCGACCACTTCCTCAAGTACGTTTCCCCAATACATTGGTTCATTTTCCTCGACTGGTGGTAATTCCCCACGTTTGTCTAACCAAACACTCACCGCATCACGGTATTTGTTAAAGCCTAGAATCGCTGCCATATCGCTACCGCCAATGCCTTGTTTACGAGCCTCTAACCACTCATCATGAGTGGCATTTTTGCCGTTAAAGATTTTCCTGTACATGTTTTAGTGAACCTCCTCAATTTCATCAATTTCTGCCTTGATGATATAGGGAATGTCACTCCCTAGGATAAACTCCGCATAATCGCTATCATCAAAATTATCAGCCACATCATCAGGGTCTTGCCCTTCATCGAGGGGGATTGTAATATCAATGGGTACCATTGCGTACCCCCTCATTCGATATGTTTTACCACAATTCATAGCTTTTCCTTTCTATATCCAACGTACAGCCACTTTTCAAATACATCCACATGCTATAATCATTGTGAAAGGAGGTGAATGATTTGAAAAAGATATATGCAAACCTACTCGGAGAATGGATTCAATTAAATGATTCAAACGCCACTCTTGATAGTCATATTCCTCCAAGTGTATGGCTTGAGGAATGTCTACAAGATGCATTCAAATTCGATTATATAAACGTCCAATATGATAATCGTAATTACAGAATCCATCCTACTATGTTACAAATTGTTAGCGAGTAGTTTTTTTAACCCAGAAACGTCAGTAAGCATCACCTTGCTGGCGTTTCTTTCATACTCTCTATTTACTTCTATTACTAATGCATCCCATTGATGTTTAGGAATCCCCTGTAACATATCAACTATTTGATGTAAAGTTTGTGTATTATCTTCCATACTTTCTCCTAACTGTGGTATACTATGTGTAGTTATTTTGTTAAGTCCCTCGATGTTAGCGCATTTTTGAGGGGCTCTTTCTTTTAAGTAGAACTTTTGGCTATCCATATATACGATATAACCACTAGTCACCTGTGATGGTTTCAAGCTTAAAAATTTACAAAACTTCATCAACTCTAGAATTGTTAAGTTTACGGGCTTTCCATTAACCAACCGACAAAGCCTATCTTTTGGGATTCCAACCAGTCTAGTAATCCTACTTTGCTTGATTCCTCGTTCTTTACAGTATGCTTTTAAATCCACAACGTCACTCCTTAATCGCTCTAACCTTGAGCGACATCCCAGGATGAATTGTTCCATCTTGTAATTTGTTAGTAGTCATAATCTCCCTAATCGTTTGGCGCACATCTTCGGTTTCGCCCACCGCATCTTTTGCGATTGTCCATAAAGTATCGCCGTTTTGAACGATTATCTCACGTTCTTCAAATTCAACCACATTACTAGGGAATGTAGCGCTGTATAATCCAACCGCCAGAATAGGAACCATCGCAACCATTGCCACCCTATCCCAATAGATTTTAAAACTCTTCCGTTTCGAGCATTTGCTCGATTTTTTTTGTTTTTGCATCACTTTGTCCCCACCATTCTTTGAACTTATGGAAATAAATATAATACGTGTACGCCTTGCCGTTCATCTGAACCGCATCGCCCCATTCCCATTTGTTGGCACGTAATCCACACCGTACAAATTGGGGGGATACACCCATAATGTCGGCAATGTGTGTAGGTGTTACCTTCATATTGCCTCCTTAAAAGAATACCGACTTAACAACTTGCGCCAATACGTAAACAATGAATGCCACCACTGCCAACCACACTAAAAATGTTGTAAGTAAACCTCCGATTAATTTTGCCAATTCCTTAGCCATAGTTACCTCCCTAACCATAAAACAAATAAACTTATTACTATCAGCCCGACCACAGGCAATAGTGTGATTGTTGCGCCTATATTTTCTAGGCGTTTATTATGCTTGCGCTCTTCATCTTCTTGAAGGTGCTTGCGCTTGCGATTTTCTTGCTGTTGAATGTAAGCCAGCTGTTGCTCGACTTTCTTTTCAACTTCTAATTTCTGTTTGTGCTTGGCCATGATGTGGTACGGCTTTTGTTTCCGCACTCTTGCATTCTTATTTCTTCTTGGCATTAGACCCCCAGTATTTTACATAATTGATTTAACACGAATAATCCTACCCCTGCACCAAATCCAAGTGTTAATGCCGCATAAGTTAGCTCCAATAATTCCCCTGCTTTAGCTAACACTTTAATCATTAGAGTTTTCTCTAATTTCTTGTTACGGTGCACTAGTGCCATGTTTTTTTGATGGCTATCAGCAATATTGTGATACTCTTCATACGTTTTGTTATACTCCCATATTGGGCGTTGATTTAACAAGAAGTGAAGTGTATTGGCAGATAATAAGTTATCTTCTATTCGTCGAAAAATTTCTTCACTCGGATTATCCTTGTACTCATTAATACAAGTTTTTGCTAATTTTAAGAATCCATCTCGCCTATGAAAGATAAATTCTTCTTGCTCTTCGCTAATGCTTGCAGCAAATTCTCCTCTATCCATTAATGCGTTCCTCCATCAAAGAAATAAAGCTGTCTCTGTCCTTAATGAACCGACCTCTATCTGACTTTAACAAGTCAATAAAAGAATCGCTTATAACGCCTGTCATGCGACTAATCAACTGAGCATCGTAGACTGTGCTGACAAAGTTTAATAGGTCGCATTCTTCATCATAATCTACCCATTCATCAAAAAACTCATGGGCTACCTCCACAAATGTGTTCAGCATTTCTTCTAAGTACTCTAATTGCTCTTCTGTGAGCGATTTATAAAATTCATTGCTATCCATAAATTTGCTCCTTAAGCCTTGGGTCTAACTCAAACTGTCCCAATAAATAATACGCAGTTGCTTGGCCCCATGCATCCCAAAACCAGTCGTAATAATGTGAATGTGGATCAGAGTCCATCTTTGCCAACTGCCTATATTTAAGCGCATTGTCCACGGCTTTCTTATATCTAACCTGCAACTCTTGGTTTTGCTCACCAGTTAGTTTTATCAGCATCCTAATCCATCCTTTACAAAATCATTTAGTGGGAACCCACCTAGTTCAGCGTATACCCACGCTCTTTCAAGCTCTTGCTCGTATACGTAATGAGCCTCGCTCTCATCATCGTAGCCTTCTAACCATAAGCCTAGGTTCTTCTCCGCTTCCTTCGCCGACTTATTATGTAATTCATATAAATATTGCCTTTGTTGTTGCGTTAATCCTGGTAGCATCCTTCTTCACCTCCTTACATTCTGTACCGATACATAATTTCTAGCCTTAACAACTCCAGCAACGTATTCACATCGCCTTTTGAAAGCTCTACTCCATCGTCATCCATTCTATCCACGATAGATGTAGATAATTCTTTTAGTTCTTTATATTTCTCCTTCCAACAGTCACCTTCTGCTGGAGGTTTATCCTCAGCAAGTGCAAACAATCGAGCAGGAGAAATTTTTAAAGCCTTTGCAATAAGCAACCGTTTATCTTGCTTTGGGTAGTATTTACCATTAATCCAATCAGATATAGTTGACTCCCTAATTCCTGTTAATCTTGAGAGATCTTTTTGAGAGAATCCATACGCATCTATCAAAGTTGCTAAATGGCGCCCAAACTCTTTTTTTGTCATCCTTCTTCACCTCCTTACATCTCTCAAAGTCTTGCATCTGGGTCAAAGTTCCCTAAAATCAGATAGGCTCTAGCTTTTGCCAATTCAGCCTTAGCTAATTCAGAATATTCGTCCTTTCTTGTATTTGCATAGTCTTCAAAAAATGATTGTGCAGTATCTATGGCCTTGATATGTAATTCTTCAAGGTATTCATTTTGTTCTTCTGTTAACCCTGGTAACATGTTCATTGAAGGGACTATATTTACTTTTTCTTGTAATTCATGTAACTTTTCCATTTCTTTAATTGCTTCATCTAATTCTGTTTTATCTACTGAAATAGTGATGGTTACTTTGATTTCTTTGTTCATAAAGCCCCTCCAAATTGAATTACCAACACCACAATTAATGATGCAATACTAAATCCTAGTGAAAATCCTAATAAGATATCATCAAATCTATTACCCACGTTCATCACCTCACTTCCGTTGTTGTTTTTAGCTTACATTAATACGTTTTAATTCGTATTTTTTACCTAAAAAAATATCATCCATTTTTACTTTATAAAAATCAGATAATTTTTTCAGTAAATCTAATGGAATCCTAGTGCTATCATTTTCATATTTTAATAATGTTTGATAGTGTATTCCTACCGCATTAGAAACGTCATGAGCGCTTAAGTTATAATTAACTCTGATTGCTCTTAGCGTAAACTTTGACATTACACACTCCTCCTTTCCATATCTCA